AGGCAAACTACTAAACGCCCTGTAATCTGTTGGTATATCCTCAAGAATATTGTGAGCCACATGCTCGGTCTTATGCCTAGCACCTAAGGTACTCAGGAACTTCAGAGCATCCCACCCTCTATCTTTATCACCATGGCCTACACATTCATGCAGACCACAAGCTAAGTGCAGTACTTGTTGTACTGCTGAAGCCAATGGGTCTGGGTTACTTAAGTGTACGACACCCTCAACTGTGATACATGGAGCCATACCTTTCGGTAAATCTCCTAGTATTTTATCTGGTTCGACTACACTATTCTTTAGTCCCGCACTTAACACACCGACGTACCTGCCATGGGTATTATCGGCAAACAATTTCTTCATTACCTACCTCCTTGTTCTTAAGAACTTTAGACTTCATTCCAATCCTTGTCCCACTCTTTACCAATAGTAGTGTCAACCTCATTACATGATTCTAACACACTTATGACTGTTGTTGGGCTGTCTGTGCTTGTACTCATGTGAGCACCTTTACTATTCACCCGTATTTCTACTAAATGTCCACCACTAATACTAAGTGAGTCTCCTAAACTAATAGTTACTTTACCAGCTAGGTTACTGTTCTTCGCACTCGTACCACAAAATATATCAAAGGTAACTTCCTTCTTACCCCCGAATTTTTTCATGTCTTTGTACGCATCACTATCGCACTCTATCCATATCGGATGATTTGCCATACTACTTCTCCCTTTATAACATGTTATAAAAAAAATTATCTAACTAACCCACCTTTGTTATTGATACCTTTAAGGTCTCGCTTATCGGTACACAAAAAGTAGTTTGATTTGTGCATGGGTACTACACACCACCCTTTTCTTTCGGTCTCGGCTTGCTGCTCACCACAAGCAGTACAAGTAGAGTACCCTAACGCTTTGCGCTTGGGGTTGTACGCATTTCCACACTTTATACACTTAGCTACTTCCATCGTAGCGACTCATTACGAATTACTAACGCCATGATAGCGCAGTATGCTAGCAGTGCTAGCGTTGTCGTTTGTATTAACAGCATCAGTCATCTCCTATCATAGCAACTGTACAGTATACGATAGCTACGTACCCTACGCATACGGTTACCATTCCCAACATTTCATAGAATAATTCCATACTAATTCTCCATCTGTTCTTAGGAACAAATTACTTTTTGCTTAACTAATTCTCTACAATTAGCTAAGAAAAAAATAAAAAATTAAAAGGTTCGGGAGGCTTGCGCCTCCCTTTCCTTAGTGGTTACCTTAGCTTTTAGCTTTGAAGGTCAAAGCTACTAGCTCTGATACCCGCTCGACGGTCATCTTGAAGACTTCTAACATTGGCAACCTATTGGTTACAATGTAGCCATGTTCTTCATCAACTACGATTCGCGGTAGCCAATTCTGAAGCCTAAGCTCACCCGCTACGCCCTCGTGTTGTGGAACGACCACGCCTTTGTCGTTCATAAAATCGGCTACTCTTGCGGCCCTTTGTGCGGCTTCCTTGCCGTATTCTTCGAGCCATTCAATATCAGCCGTTATGCTAGGCGTTTTAGGCGCTTTGCTGGCCGTTTTTTGAACTACATCGAATATTCTATCCTTACCCGCTTGAACCTTTTTAATCGTGAATTCCTTGTCGGTGTTACGCTGAATTAAGGTTCTTAACGTGCTAACTTGCGCCGGTTGCCCTTGCGGGTTCGCATCGAGCTTGCCTAGCGCTTCTCGTATTCCAGTCCAATCACCATCGGAAAATGAATCTCTGATAGCGTTAGATACGTTAACTTGGGCATCACCGAATAGATATTCGTGGGTAGCGTCCTGCCGTTCTGATTGTGTCATTGTCATTGTTGTTACCTCCATTTGTAACATGTTATAAAAATGCTGCGGTGCGTCATGCACCAGCTGTTAAATTGTCATATAGTAGTAAGCATATCCCGTGCCAAGTTCGTAAGTCATTGATTTTGCTACATATTCCATTATAACATAAATATATAACGCACTGTCTTGGTGCGAAATGTTGCAGTGCATCATGAGTTTTGCCCTGTTGTGGTGCGCTTGCCTGTAACCTATTGATTTTAAAAGGTTATTGCAATGCAACAAATGAGGCCAAATTTTTTTCGATTTGCACCATCTTGGAGCATGACTTGGCATGGTTTTTGCTTGGTTCTTAAGAACAATTGTTGCGGTGCAACATGAGATATACATGCAAGATTCGTGCCAATCTTTGGAACGTGGGTGCTTCTCTCTTATTTTTTTCTGACATATAGATATAATTTTCCGTTATATGCCCAGATGAGAATGATATTGATAATGATTCTCAGAGAGAGAATGATAATTATTCGCATCAAGGGAAAATGAGAACTATTTGCTATTGATAGTGATAATGATAATGATTCCCATTCCGATGGTGCAGTGCAGCAAAGGGGGCGGGGAGTCTGGATGCTGGATACCCGAGAGAGAGGTAGACCACAAATACTTGAGGGTAGGATATAGCAAAAAGCTAAATAGTAAATAATTTTGTTCTTAAGAACATATATATCTATATCTATATCTATATCTTACTCCTAAGAGTAAGATATATCTTAATCTATATCTATATGCTCTGTCCTTAACGGACAGGTGATTACTTACCTAAAGGTAAGTTTGAACCAGAACACTTCAATCCACTTCAATAAACTAAAAGAACTGCTTGACAAAAAAGTATTGTTCCTGTATAATATGGTTAACGAGAGTTGGAGACCATTTATGGCTTATTTTGCTGGTTCACTACTAAATCCAAAAATACCTAACGGAAGGGATAACCGTAATAAGTCTCCGTTTGATGAGTACTTCCCAGACATAGCTCAACCAACATCCCCAATGATGAATATGTCTATGCCCCGCAATGGGGCTTTCCCTCTCCCACCAATTCTAAACCCTTCACCAGCGTATAGAGCTTTTGCAGAACCTTACGTGCAGAGACCGTTTACTGCATTGCTAGAACAAACTATGAAGCTTTCACCAAAGTATAGGGGTTTACTTAGCTGATAGGATAAATACAATGGAACCACTAAGTGTGATGGCTGCTCTAAGCGTAGCTAACAAAGCGTTTAACGGGGTTTCAAGAATGGTAAACAAGGGGCAGGAAATCGAATCTACCCTTGGACAATTAGGAAAATGGTTTGAAGCGTTAGCCGATGTCAATGCGGCTACAGAACGGAGTAAGAATCCTCCGTTATTTAAGAAACTAACGGCTAGTAAGTCAATCGAGAAGGAAGCCCTCGATTGTGTAATAGCAAAACAAAAGATGTACCAGCAACGTAAAGAGCTACGAGAACTTATACTTTACGGGTACGGCAAGGATGTTTGGGAAGATTTGCTAGCCACAGAAAAGAAAATACGAGCAGAACGAAAGTTCCAAATACACAGGCGACTAGAGTTTAAACAGAAAATGATAGATTTTATAGTTATTATTCTAGGTAGTCTTACTATTGTAGGGTTAATTGTAGGAACAATCTGGCTTGTTTCTCAAGGCGGCAAGTAGTGGTTTTAGTATTTATGCTTACCACGTTTATAAACGGTGAGCCTCAACCGGACAAAAGCTATTGGTACAGTATAGACCGATGCCAGTATTTTGCGATGAGTCTAAGAAGACAGAACTACTGGTTAAGCCATAAGTATCGTCAAAATGAGATAGGTGCTACCTGCACCCCCGTTCACGTTAATGATGAAGTAACTAAGGTTTGGCGATGATAGTAATTAGCGAGGCGATAACACGTATGACATACAGTAACCCTAAAAAAATAGAACCAGCTACAAAGATAGACTGGAGGAACTACCCTAACTTCAAGGAAGAAGAGTTTAAGTGTACAGCTAGTGGTTTGTGTAAAATGGAACCCAAGTTTTTGGAAGCCATGCAATACCTTCGTCAACAGTTTGCTAGACCTCTTACGATATCTAGCGGATACAGAGACCCAACTACCCACCCGATAGAAGTAAAGAAAACAGAAAAGGGAGTACATACTTACGGAATAGGTGCTGATATTATTATTTCACATGGGTTAGCGTATGATTTATTAAGTTTGATAATGAGGCTTAAAATATTTACAGGTATAGGAATATCACAGAAAGGACATCCGGGACATAGGTTTATTCACGTAGACATAGCTACCCCACAAAATTACAGGCCAGATGTAATACGACCAACAGTATGGAGTTACTAGTATGAAAGAGTGGCCTCAAGAACTTCCTGATGTAGAAACACAAGACAGAGAAATAAAAACTCAAAGAAAAAATATCCGAGACCAAATGAAAGAAACGGATAAACAAACAGAAGCACTGTTAGACAGTGATTACTTTTTATTTTTTGGTGAGGCAAACAAATGATACAGATGTTAATAGGCCCAGTAGCTAAGATTGCCTCTACTTGGGTAGAAGGCAGAGTAAAGAAAGCAGAAGCTAAAACTCGTATGAAGGTAGCTGAAGCAGAAGCGAAAGCAGTCATTATGGAAAAGAAAGTCACAGGGGAAATAGACTGGGACATAGAGATGGCTAAGAGTTCTGACGGTTCTTGGAAAGATGAGTGGCTTACTGTTATTTTTACTTTGCCTTTACTGCTATTAATGTTCGGAGAATACGACAGAGTTTCCGACTTCTTTCACATACTAGATACTGCACCTGATTGGTATCAATACTTGCTAGGTACAATCGTAGCAGCAAGCTTTGGTTTTAGAGGTGCAGCTAAGTTTATGGGGAAAAAGTAAATGGCTAGAAAAGCTAAAAGAGCTAACGATGCGTGTGCAAGGAAAGTAAAGAGTCGTTACAAGAAGTGGCCTTCTGCTTACGCAAGTGGAGCAGTAGCTAAGTGTAGAAAGGTAGGAGCAAAGAACTGGGGTAACAAATCTAGGAAGCGTGGATGATATGGCAGTTCGTAAAACCAAGAAAGGTGCTGCTTTAAAGAAATGGTTTAAAGAAGATTGGAGGGATGTTAAGACAGGAAAGAAGTGTGGTCGTTCTGGTAAAGATAAAAAGAAAAGACCATACCCTGCTTGCAGACCTGCTAAAGTAGCAAAGCGTATAAGTAAAAAAGAAGCTGCTAAGAAGACAGGCCCAAGCAGAGTAAACTGGTCTGTTACTGCATCAGGTAGAAGAAGAAGGAGAAAAACTCTTGGCAAGAACTAAATCACCTGCATGGCAACGCAAAGCAGGAAAGAATCCTTCTGGGGGTTTAAATGCTAAAGGTCGTGCATCTTACAATAAAGGTAGAACTCCTACAGGAAAGAAACGTAATTTAAAAGCTCCTAGTAAAACTGTAGGTAATCCAAGACGAGCATCATTCTGTGCTAGGATGCAGGGGATGAAAAAGAAGTTAACTTCTTCTAAAACAGCAAGAGACCCAAACTCTAGGATTAATAAATCTTTAAGAGCTTGGAATTGTAGCGGTAAAAGCAAAGTAGCTAAAGCTTCTGCAAAACGTAGAAAACGATTAAAAGGTTAAAAGAATGACAGGTAAAAGAGGAAATCCTGCATTGAAGAAAGGTGGCCCATCGCTTAATCCTAACGGTAGAGCGAAGGGTAGTAAAAATAAACTTACTCTAATGCAAAATGAATTAATAGACCAGTTTGCAGGAGAGATGAACAAAGACTTTAAGGCGGTGATTCGTAGAGTAATTCGAGAAGCCAAGGGTGGAGATATGACCGCAGCTAGGCTTCTACTGGATAGGGCAATTCCTGCCCGAAAAGCCGTAGAACATTACGGTGCTCAAGATGGTAATAACATAGTGATTAACATCAAAGGGCTTGAAGATATAAACCTAAACAGTAATGATTCAATAGACGCAGAATATGAGGAGATAGACAATGGCGTACAATCCCAACCAATGCAGTGACATGGCAAACTCAGGTAACTCTGGTGGAGTAAATAATCAAGGTGGTACAGTTACGGCTGAAGAACACTATGCCGCAAGTATAGCACCAGCTTCTAACATACCACCTAGCGGTACTTCTAACGGAGGTAAGTAACAATGTCTTATAGAACTAGAGGCAGAATGAAAAAAGGACAAGCTCTTTACGATGAAATGAAAAGAGCTAGTAATGCTAGGAAAAAGAAATCTAATACCACTACCACTAAAACTAAATCTAAGAATACTACTTCTACTACTACTAAAAAGAAACCATCTGTAAGGTTTGGAGTTGGTTCTAATAAAATAATTAAGAAGGATGGTAAACAATTTGCTAATGTAACAGCAGACCAATTAAAAAGGACTGGGTTATCGCAAGCTGCTTACATGAAAATGTGGAATAAAACTGGTAAAAGACCTACAAAAGCTAGTGTTAATGCTGCAAAAACAAAGCCTAAAACTACCTCAAGAAGTCTTATTAACCGAACTAGAAAAGAGTTTTCTAGTGGAGGGAATATGTTTAGTGACTCTCCAGCAGCAAAATTGTATTCAAGAATGAAAAAAGCTGGTGGAAATAGAAATCCTCGTGGTAGAGCCGGACGTAATTAGTGACAACAGAACTTAATTTTACATTACATCCCGCCCAACAGGAGATATTTAAGTCACCAAAAAGGTTTAAGGTTGTAGGAGCAGGAAGAAGATTCGGTAAATCTTACCTTGCTAGAGTAAAATTAATTGTTGAAGCACTTAAAGCTAAGAATGAGTATGGTTATGACCTGACGGATAAAGCATGTTACTACATTGCTCCGACATTTAACCAAGCAAAAGACATTATGTGGCAGTCATTAAAGCAAATGGCTGCCCCTATCACTAAAAAGATACGGGAGAATGAGTGTATACTCACCTTATCTAACGATAGGCAGATACATCTTAAAGGTTCAGACCGTCCAGAATCGCTTCGGGGTGTGGGATTATCCTACGTAGTGATGGATGAGTACGCTTTTATGAAAGAAGAGGTTTGGACAGCCATAATTCGTCCAACATTAGCAGATGTTAGGGGTGGAGCTTTGTTTATTGGCACACCAAATGGCAAAAACCACTTCTATGATTTGTTTTTATCTGCAGAAAACGAGGAAGACGGGGGAGATTGGGACGCTTGGACGTTTAAATCCCTTGATAATCCTTTTTTAGACCCTAAAGAAGTTGTGTTAGCTACAAAAGACATGCCTCTTGAGTTTGTTAAGCAGGAATTTGAAGCTAACTTTTCTTCATTTGGGGGAACAGTCTTTAAAGAAGACATGATTGTAGTAGAGGACAGGGAATATTACAGTTCAGATGTGTATATGACTGTAGACCCTGCAGGATATGAAGACGTAAAAGGTATAGCCCAAGGCAAAACAAAACGTCTGGATGAAACTGCTATCTCTGTAGTAGAAGTTACAGAATCAGGGTGGCATGTTTTAGATGTAATTACTGGTAGATGGAATGTAAGAGAAACGGCAGTGCGTATCCTACGTACCGCACAAAAATATAGACCCAGAGTAGTAGGTATAGAGCGGGGAGCATTAAAAAATGCGTTAATGCCTTACTTACACGATAACATGCGAAGATTAAATATATTCCCTTATATCACAGAGCTAACACATGGGAATCAAAAGAAGTACGACCGCATTGTTTGGGCATTACAAGGACGTATGGAGCAAGGCCGTCTTACATTCCAAGATGGGGATTACTTAGATAAACTAGTTGACCAAATGTTAGACTTTCCTAACCCTTTAGCACACGATGATATGATAGATAGTTTAGCATATATAGACCAGATAGCCCAAGCTAGGTATGACATGGACGAAAGTATCGGTCAAGCAGATTGGGAACCAATGGACTCTATAAGCGGAATGTAACATAGGACTTACCATGGCAAAAATAAATGTAGTAGACCCTGTATCTGATTACGTAAACTCTGATGCAGAAAGCGTTATATATGATTCCGACCTTACAGGGTGGATAATAGACAAGTGTGAAACTTGGGAAGACGCAAGAAATAGCCAGTACCAAACTAGGTGGCAAGAATACTACAGGCTTTGGAGAGGACAACACTCAGGGCCAGAAGATAAGATACGACATTACGAGCGTTCTAAGCTTATAGCACCTGCTCTGCAACAAGCGGTAGAGGCAGGTGTATCTGAAATGGAAGAAACTATTTTTCACAGGAAACGATGGTTTGATTTAGAAGATGATGTACGGGAAAAAATATTTGAACAGATAATAAAAGAGAATGGTAGACAGTTACCACCAGAACAACTACAACAGATAGCGCAGAATGTTGATACTAGGTTAACACAGATAACAGACCAGCTTATAGAAGATTTTGATACTCGTAATGTAAATAAAGCTATATCGGAAATACTCCTAAACTCAGCTTTATATGGTACAGGTATAGGTAAGATTGCTGTTGAGCAAAAACCTAGACGAGTGCCCGTTACAGGTTCTACAGGAACTACATCTGATATTATAGTGCAAGATGACATACACGTAAACCTTGTACCAGTAGACCCTAATGAATTTTTAATAGATATAGCAGCTAAAAGTTTAGACGAAGCTTTAGGTGTTGCTCACGTATATACAGTACCTAGACATGAAGTAGTACAAAAACAAGCTAAAGGAGTATATAACGATACCCCAGTAGGTTTATATACGAGAGATGAAAGTGAGCATCCTATTATGGATATCACTGAAAGAAACTATGAAGAAGCAGAGCATATAGAAATATTAGAGTATCATGGGCTTGTACCTAAATCTTTTTTTGAAAAAGCTGTAACTGTACCTGACCCATTAGCTGAGTTTGCAGAAGAAAATAGTAACATTATGTATGATGATTCAGCCGATATGGTTGAAGCTATTGTTTGGATTGCTAATCGTGGAACACTATTAAAAGCAGTACGTAACCCTTTTATAATGCAAGATAGGTCTTTTGTTGCATTTCAG